CCTATTAATCCTATTAATCCTATTAACCATATTAATAAAACCGATAAAGATACTAGTAAAAATAAAGATAAAAATAAAGATAAAGATACTAGTAAAAATAAAGATAAAAATAAAGATAAAGATACAAAAAATACCGTTAAAAGTGCTAAAGAAAATGTTAAAAATAAAGAAAATTTTTTAGACTGGTCTATGTATAACCCACCAATAGTTAATGGGTATACACCAGAATGGTTTAATCGAATGACTGATGCACAACCAAATATTATAAATGAATATTCATCAATGTATAATCCACCTGCTATGTATAACCCACTAAGATATTCTAATCGGTCACAGGCATTTTACGATCAAGGATCGTATCCAAATATGTCATTACCACCACAAGTAATTGGATGTGGTGGAAGAAATGGTCCTTGTTTAGGTGGGACACAAGAAACTATACAAGTTGTTAATACACCAATTGAAATATCAGAAAGAAATATAGCACCTATAAATATAATAGCAAGGGCAAATGATCCAAGTGCTGTAGGAATTCCTTTTCAAGTTGGAGTTTTATACAAAATATTTGGTTCTTTAAATGAAATATTTCCTTTATATGGCATACGACGATATCGAAATAGTGATACATGGGATTACACAACTAAAGTTGGAAAACAAGGAAATTTTGTATTTCTTAAAGTTTTAACAAAAAGAGTAAATAACAATGAATTACAGACAAATGATACAGTAAATGTTGATGGTAATTCTGGAAAATTTAGAGTTTCTATGTACGATAATTCATTCCCAGAGTATAATCCTTATTATAAATAAATATTTTATTTTGAAGATAATACGTAAATTATATGTGATGCTTTAGACTTTATTGCTTTTTTACCATAAAGATAATAGTATTTTTGTTTAGTATACTTTGAACTATCTAATAATGGGACTAATATTTTATGTATCTTTTCAATATATGCCCGTATTTCAAATATATTTACAATCCATAAAATAAAAGTCAAGTCCTCATTATTTTTAGTTGCATTATGTAACCACTCATTTACAGAATCAATTGTATTTTTTATAAAAAAATAGGATAAAGGAAACTGTATCGAATAAATACCTGATTTAGGTTTAACATCATAAAAAGACCCAAGAGAACCAAAATATTGTTCAATGTCTGGAAATAAACCAAAGTATTGTTTGTTAATAGGAACAGATAATGGTGTTCCAATTAAATTAATTGCTTTATCATAAAGATTATTTAATTTTTTATCATTAATATCTGGAATATCTGTATCACAATTACCAGCTTCATTAATAAAACCATTTAATGTATAATATGTAAGCAAATAAAATATAGAATTGTTAAAGTTAATATCTTTTCCATTATATCTTTTTTTAAGATAATTATTATATTTACTAGTTATAAACTGTCTTAAATTAATACTGATATAATTCTCATTTTTTATTCTACTCATTGTATATCCACTTACAAAGTAAGATATAGGAAATTTACTAACAATATCATTTTTACGATATAAATAATACTCTGTTCCTTCTTCACCAGTGTATACATTATTATTGATTATATTTTTTACACTATAAGATTCAAATATTTCATTAGAAGAAAGCGGGGGTAAGTGATTTTTTTCAAGAAATGGTATTATTTTTATCATTTTCATTTTTGCAAAAAATGATTTTTGTATTTTTTTAATAGTAATTAAAGTTATTTTTTTACCAAAAGCCATATAATAAGATATTATTATTTGTTCAGTAATACTCATTAATTCATTTAATTCATAAACTTTTTTTGGTAACAGTAAGTTATTTTTATTTTGTTTATATTTTGAATTTAAAATATTCCAATATAAATATTCAAAATGAAAATAATTATTATTTAATCTTATAGTTTCAGAAACTTTTTTTACTATATCACTTGATACATTTTGCACATTTAATGAATCAAATATAGTAACTTTTAAATAATTAATAGCATATTCTTGTATTAATTTAAAAGAAAAAACAGAATAAATTAAATCAATAACATTTTTAGTTGATGCTTCTTTTTTTGGAAAATTAGATAATAATGAATATTTATTTATTGACATACTATATTATTGATTTTTTATTTTGTTAAAATTAGATTTATTTTTATCTTTAAAAATTACATTATTTTTTATCTTTAGAAATTACATTATTTTTTATCTTTAGAAATTACATTATTTTTTATATCTTTTTCAGAACTTGTAATATTTTTATCTTGTTTATAACTATTTTTATCTTTTTTAAAACTATGTTTATTTTTTTTAGAACTTATACTATTTTTATCTTTTTTAACTTTTTTAACTTTTTTAACATTTTTTAGACTAATTGTTTTATCAAATAATAGTTTTTTATTATGTAAAAACATAGAATTTTTTAAACTTGTTAATTTTATATCATCCAATTTTAAATTTTTAACATAATCATTAAAACTTATCTTAGCACAAGACTGTTTTAAATAATATTTATCTACCAGTATATAATCAATTAATGTTATATATCCTTTGTTAAAAAAAAATGTAATAAATACTTTATTTTGTCGACTTTCAAGAGCATTATTTAATTTATAAAAATCAAAAGCTGGGAAAAAAATATTTGGACTTTTATCATTTGGTACAAATTTTTGTGGAATTATGTCATTTTTATTTTCAAAATATAAAGATAAACCATAATCAGTAATTGAAAATTCATATTTATTATTTTTTGTTATTCTGTATAGTATATTTGCTGTATGTAAATCATTATGTATAACCCCGTATTTATGCATTTTTACAATTAAATTTGATATTACATTTAAATTTTTATTTGTAATATTTTCATGTATATTTCTAATTGTTCCTTCCCATTTTTCCATAATTATATATCCCATATTTAAACAAATAAATATATCTAAAATTTTAGGTCCAATTTTATGTTTTGCCATCATAGGTGCAATTAATGCTTCTCTTAAAAAAGTTTGATATATATTTTTATTATCTAATTTTATTACTTTAGCAATATATTTACAGTCTGATTTTTGACATACTTCTGCTATAGCCCCATATGCACCCGTATCAAAGGTTGATATATTTGTTTTTTTAATGTAATAACTTGTTTCACATTTATTTCTTATTTCCATTGGTTTTTCATTAAAACCATAATAATAATATTTAATATTTTCATCAGAGTTAAAAGACATTTATATATATATATTATAATTTTGGAAAATATCTATTATAATTTTTGGAAAATATCTATTATAATTTTTGGAAAATATCTATTATCTAACTTATAGAAATAATAAAATGACTTACATATCTGGAACCCATCTTTGCATTTATATTTCAGGAATTGTTCTTGTTATTTTTTTACTTGGTCTCTTTGGTTCTAAATATTTAACCTTTGATAACAGTAATAACCCTTTTATTGTTGAAAATTTAGAAGTACCATCTGTTTCCTCAACAGGTGATGTTTCTGCAGGTGCTTCAGAACTATATGGATGGGGGTATACTCCAGTTACAAAACCTAAATCTAGTAAAGTTGTTTCACGAAAATGTTCATCTTGTGAAAATAATTATATGGATAATATTGATTTATGTGTTACATGTCATAATGGAAACAAGGATTGTCGTTTTGCAGACATTACTCAAAATGTAGACATTGATAAATATGTGTTAAAATCATCAGTTCCTAGTTGTCCAAATTTATCAGAATATGCGAAGAAAAATATGGTACCACCATATCCTTTTAATAAAGACGAATGGATTAGAAAAAATGAAATTCCACCTTGTTTTACATGTCCTGATATGCGAGATTACATAAAAAAATCAGATCTACCTGCACAATGTTTATGTGGTAGATGTGGGTGTGGTAAATGTGGACGTAGTTCAATTAAATGCCCACTTGCACCAGTATGTCCAGTTTGCCCATTAATACCCTTAATATCTAATGAAGACAATATTTATAACGATAAACCAAGCAGTATAAGTAATTATCCCCAAACAGGAGGAAATTGGACCCCTAAACTTTCAGAATTAAATGAAGGATTTATTAGTCCTAATAAAAATTTTTTACCATGTTTATCAATTTCTCGAGGTATGGATGCAATGCCGAGAAGAAATTAATGCTAAAAAAGAATATTAAAAAAGAATATTAAAAAAGAATATTAAAAAAGAATGTATATTTAAAATTTAATTTTATAGTTACTATATATATTTACTTAATAATGATGAATACTTAATGACCTTGAAAGTAATGGTATTGGTGGAAGTTCATCGGAATTTTCGCTAATATCACTACCGTATAAATCAATTGCTATAGCAGATTGTCTTGATGGTGAAAAAAGATATGGTGACAGTACTGGTGGATTCATTGGCAAATCTAATATTTGATTATCTTTATGGATTTTTTTTATTGGTTCAGAATATGCCCGGGACAATTCAGGACAATCTTCCATATTAGATTTAGTTCGAACTAATTGACAGATAGTATCGCTTAAATGACGAGTAACATTATGTATATTACTGTTTTTATTCAAATTAATATTTGCTGCATTTGAAATACCATATGTTTTAGCTGCTCTAAAAGAGTCCATATCTGCTCCAAGAAAAAAAAATTCAATTCCATTATCCTGTAGTTTTTTAATACGTTCACGACAATGCTCTGGTTTATTTTTACTTGAAGTGTCTTCACCATCTGTTAAAATAACAACAAAAACTCGTTGGTTATCTTTTAAATCAGTTAAATCAGTTAAATCATTAGTCGCGCTAATAATAACATCACATAAACTTGTACATCCATTAGGAGTAATATTTTCAGGAAAACATGTAATTTCCTGAATTGGAATATTTTTATAAATTACATTAATTTTATCGTTAAAGAGAATTAATGTTATATTAGAATTTGGGTTTTTTTCTTTTTGATCGTTAATACAGTCCATAGTGGCTTGTTTTGTTTGAGTCCATTTAAACGGATTATTAAATTTATCGTTTGCCATAGACCCTGAAATATCAATACAAAAAATAATTAAAGTTTTTGTATCCAATAATTCTTTTTCACTTGAAAAACTCATTTTATGTAATATACTATTAACTACACTAATTATAATTATTTTTTCATCAATTTTTTTATACTGTTTCGGTATAAAAAAAGATTTTATATATAGGTTAAGTATAAATGAACTTAACTGATTTATTATTTACAAACCAGTTTATTTCAAGTGATTCATTTAGTTTAAATCACCCAAATACTAATTTAAAATGTTCTCAAATAAAACCTACATTAGAAGACAGAAGTATTAATAAAAATAGAGTACGTAATGAAATTGTAGAATTAAAAGAATACCTTAAAGAAGAATTATCAAATAGTAGTAACGATAGAAAAATAGTAATTTATAATAATTTAGAAGAAAACGAGGATGATTTTGATGTACTAGACCCACAAATAAGAAATCCTGAAATTACAGCTAATTTAATTAGACCACAGTGGATA